TGCTATTGAGGTCAAGTCGCTAGGTTCCGTTTATAGGGTTCTATCTGCTGAGGCTTATTCAAAAGAAGGTTTGAATCCGCATTTTGTTCTATTTGACGAGTTACACGCCCAGCCCAGTCGTGAACTCTATGATGTTATGTCACTTGCTATGGGTGCAAGAGGCAATCTCGCCATGCTTCTTGCTATCACGACTGCTGGCGTAAAAACCGATAGTTCTGGTAAAGATTCAATCGCTTACTGGCTAAAACAGTATGGTGAACGAGTTGCGCAGGGCGAGCAGGAAGATAATGCGTTTTTTATGGCTTGGTGGGAATCTGACGGGGACTATCGCTCGCCAGATACCTGGGCAAAGGCAAATCCTGGTTTTGGTGATCTAAACGCCGCTTCTGACTTTGAATCAGCTGTAAAGCGAACAATGGAATCCGAATTTCGTACAAAACGCTGTAATCAGTGGGTAAGTTCTACAAATAGTTGGCTTCCTGACGGGCTTTGGGAATCTAAGCAAGGCGAATTTGAAATTAGTCCAGAGGACGAGATAATTCTTGGCTTTGACGGATCTTTCAATAACGATGCTACGGTCATTATCGGTGCAACAATCCCGAAAGAACAAGAACCAGTCAAGGTATTTATGGTGAAAAGTTGGGAAAAAGACCCAGCAATTCACGACATAGATTGGCGAGTTGATGTACAAGAGGTAGAACAAACGATTATTGAATTCTGCAAAAAGTATCCAAATGTTCGTGAAATAGCCTGTGACCCTTTTCGCTGGGAGCGTTCAATGGAGATACTGGAAACGGACTTTGATTTACCCATAGTCAAGTGGCCTTCAACCAATGCAAGGCGTATGGTGCCAGCCTGTGCAAAATTCAAGGATGCCCTGAATGAAAATCAGCTAATTCACGACGGCAATCCAGTATTGGCTAGGCACTTGGGTAATGCTGCCGTCAAAGTGGATCACATTGGTCCACGAATCGTGAAAGAAAACCGAAACAGCCCACGCAAGATTGATGCTGCTGTGGCAGCCATTATTGCAGTAGATAGGGCGCTTGCAGGTAGAATAGAACAACCAGTACCTGAGTTTTTCTTGTAGGCTAGGAAAATGACTAGAAACTTATTTGCGCTTGCATTACAAACGTCAGGTGCTACCGCTATCTCAACTGGCGTATTTATGGTTTTTCCACCAGCAGGAGTAGTAATTGCTGGAGTATTTTTGGTGCTATTTGGTTTGGCGATAGAGAGGCGTAATGCTGAATAATCTGCTCGAAAAGCGAGCTATAAGTTTTCAAACCCTATGGGGTGCTGGTTCTGACTTTGAACTTGGAACTAGATCTGGAACTCTTATCAATGAAGACACGGCGTTACAAATCAATGCTGTTTTTTCAGCCATTAGTTTGATTAGCAATACAGTTTCAACTCTTCCGCTAGATGTTTTGATTCGTAGAGACGGAGAGCAACGAGCTTTCCGACCAGCACCAGCTTGGATTCAGCGACCAGATATTGACTTTGGTGATAAGACCCCGTTCTATTCAGCTGTTGTTACCTCAATGCTTTTAGATGGCAACGCTTTTATTCGAGTTTTTACTGGGCGAAATGGCGAGATTGTAAACCTAAGCGTTTTAGATCCAAGTTCCGTTACAGTTCAAAGAACAAGTTTCGGTAACGTCAGGTACATAGTAACTGGCGAATCTAAACCTTTGACTCAGGACGAGATTGTTCAAATTATTGACATTGTTCAGCCTGGACACGTTCGTGGGGTAAGTCGTGTCGCAGCCCTGAATGAAAACTTTGGCTTGGCTATGGCGATTGAAGAATACGCTGCTCGCTTTTTTGGACAAGGTGCGAATCCTGCTGGCGTAATTGAATTTGAGGGCAATCTAACAGCAGAACAGGCTAAAAATCTGGCCGACGGATTTGATGCACGACACAGAAACTCAGGGCGCAGGGCTCATAAGACTGGCGTATTGTCTGGTGGTGCAAAATACAAGCAAACATCAGTTGATCCAGAAAAGGCACAAGCCCTAGAAGCTAGAAGAATGTCTGTTGAAGATGTTGCTCGTGCTTTTTCAATCCCTAGTAACTTTCTAAACCTGCCTGGCACAAATACCTACTCGTCTGTTGAACAAAACTCGCTGATGTTCGTCAAATACTGCATCCGTCCAATCGTTGAAAAAATCGAAGGCGGTCTAAGTAGACTGATGAATCGTTACCCAGGTGGCGAGACTGCTTATCTAAAGTTCAACCTAGATTCACTACTTAGAGCTGACTTTGCTGTTCGTAACTCTGCCTATAGTGTTGGATTGCAAGCTGGTTTTTATACAGTAAATGACATTCGTAGATTTGAGAACCTACCTCGTATTGACGATGAATCAGCCGATACGGTGCGTGTTCCATTGGCAAACATAAATGTAGAGGCAGCCGACCTTTCTGCACAGCAAGTAAGGGTTCGTATGGCTCGTGAATTGGTTATGGTCGGTTACGACCCGATTGAAACCCTACAAGCGTTTGGACTACCAGCAATTACACACACAGGCGTTCCAAGCGTTCAACTACAACAGCTAGCACAACTAGATCCAAACGACCCAACTAGTTTATATGAGGGCAACTGATGGCAATAACAACACAAATCGTTTCAGTCGGAACTGCTGGTGCAACACTTGCGTTACCAACTGTAGATGCTCAAGCAATTTGGATTGAAAATCTAGAGCCAAGCAACAACGTTGGTGATTTTTCTCGCGCTGGTTATTCCTACGGCGTAAATCAGTATTTCACTATTGGTAATAACGGAACTGCGCTGTTTTCTTTTACGACTGGGGAAACTGGGGCACAGTTTGACTATTGGCAGTTTGACTCTTCTGGCTCAGATATGTTTGCTGAGCTTATCGAAGGCGGAACAGTTACAGCAACAGCCACCGCTGTTCCTGGTCATAACTTGAATCGTAATTTTTCTGATAGTTATGAAGCTGAACTTTTTACAGCTTCAGCCATAACAGGTGGAACAGTAATCATGGCTGAGTTTGTTCCAGCATCTAATCAGTCTGGTGGCGGAGTTCAATCAAACAAAATTGTAACGCTAGAACCAAATACTCAATATGGATTTAGATTCAAAGATGTTGGGGGTCAAGGACTAAAAGCATTTGCTCAAATCAATTGGGTAGAAAAATACAATGGCTATAACGACATTTGGCTAAATGGAACTGCTGGTTCAGCAATAAGGCTTCGTGGTGGCGAAAAAATACAATTACAGCTACAGCAAGGCGAAGGTATAACTGCTGACGCAATTCGTGACGGCATACAAGTAGCAGTTATGAGGCAAGACTAATGCCTTATTACATTACAAACGACAACCCAGAATGTACAAATTGGGCAGTGGAAAAGGAAGACGGCGAGGTAATTGGTTGCCACAATACAAAGCAGGAAGCCATAGACCAAATGGTTGCTGTCAGTATTGCTGAGGATATCGAGCCTGGTGGAGAACGAGCTATGGCAGGGGATTTAGAAGTCGGCGATTTTGTTAGCTGGAACTCGTCTGGTGGAAGAGCCAGGGGTCAGATTGAAAGAATAATTACCGAGGGAACTTTGAATGTTCCAGATAGCGATTTTACGCTTGAAGCAAGTGAGGATAACCCAACAGCCCTAATCCGTATTTGGAGTGAAGGTGAAGACGGCTGGGAAGAAACAGATGTTTTAGTTGGACATAGATTTTCAACGCTTACAAAAATTGACTCACTTAGATCCGAGACGCGCCAGGTGAATCTAACCCCACCTGCCTATATGAGGGCAGCCGCGAGGCAAGGGCTTCGTTATTACGAAGAGGGTCTAGGTGGAGACGGATTAGTAGATAGAACCATACGTGAGGCGAGAGCTATGGCAAACGGAACTGTGACCGCGGATAAGTGGGTTCGTATTCGTGCTTGGATTGCTAGACACTTGGTAGACCTAGATGTTCCCTCAGCACAACCAGGTCACGAAGATTATCCAAGCCCAGGAGTAGTTGCTCACCTACTTTGGGGATCAGGGCCTTCAAAGAGAGCAGCTCAGCGAGCTCTTGATTATGCCGAAGGGGTAGTAACTAGAATTGAAGCAGAAAATGAAGGCAGAGCGAAAGGTGAAGCCTTGTCAAAGATAGAAACTCGCATACACACGACTGAGTTTGAAATTCGTCAGGACGAAACTGGCGGAATGATGTTCGAAGGTTACGCTGCTGTTTTCAACAGCCCAAGTGAACCCCTGCCATTTGTTGAGCGTATCGCCCCTGGTGCCTTCCGAGGCAGTTTACGTATGCGAAATGACATAAAAATGCTTTGGAATCACGATACGGGAGCAGTACTTGGATCTACTCGTGCCAAAACTCTCTATCTTGAAGAAGACGATAGGGGCTTGAAGGTAAGGGCTATGTTGCCGAACACAACGCTAGGTAGAGATACAGCCGAACTGATTAGGCGTGGAGATGTTAGCGCTATGAGTTTTGGTTTTAGCGTTCCAAAGAATGGCGATAGTTGGAATGAGAACGGAACCGAACGAACCCTAAATCAAGTTCGACTTCACGAAGTCAGTATCGTGGCCTTCCCAGCCTATACAGCGACAAATGGCACAACCTCGGTTCGTGGATTAGACAGAATTGCTGAGCGAGCAGATGTAGATGCAGACCAACTGGCTGATGCTTTACTAAAAATTGAATCTGGTATGGACATGACGATTGAAGAAAAATCACTTATTACCAAAGTCCTAGACACGCTTGCACCAGACATTACTGAAACACAGGACGAATTTGATGGTCAGGCTTGGCTTGCTCTCAAAAAGAAAAAACTAGAAACACTGATCAAGAAGGCATAAATGAAAAGCAAAGACGAAATCAAAAGCGCAATTTTGAACGCACTTGGTAACCCAAGTAGTGGAGTTATCGTAGACAACCTGGACACGATTGTGAACGCAGTTGTTGGCGATGAGAACAAGGCCGAAGATAGAAAAGGCTTGTCAGATTCTCTGCCAGCTAAAGAAACTCGTGTTATTGAGGTCGCCGAAAAGCGATAGAAACGAGTTCGCCCAGCCTGGTTCCCCTTCCTTCGCCAGGCTGGGTTTTCGCTTATGTAAGATCTTGTAAAAACTAAAACCCCCGTTGGTCGGAGATTATGGAAGAGTATGGACACGAACCAACGGGGGAAGTCTATTTAGTTATGGTCGTAAATCTATCACAAAAATTTAGTCCTTGTTATAGTAATTTTTGGGAGGGTCAAATGCCTAACAGAAAAAATCGAAAATGCGTAAATCTTCAATGTGATAAACCCCAACATGCTAAATCGCTGTGTCGCAGTCACTATGAGGCTCTTCACTATAACCGATGGAAACAGGCTAGACGACTGCGAGAGCGAGAACTAAGGGCGTCTGAGAATAGCGCTATAGACCCCGACGACTTCTGGGAATGGGTCAAGACAGAGCTAAAGATAACAACTTGATAACAATCTAAATTATGACGATTTTCTGATTGACATTTCAAGCCTTTGTGTTTGAATAAACCTATACAAATGGAAGGGTATGAAATGAATGATTTTCAGAAAACTTGGGATCTACTAGAAAACCTAGAAAGACTGGCAGATCAGTTAGAGCGATCATTTGTGGGTTTTAGAGACAGAAATACAGTTGAGGCCCTAGCAATGAAAAATACAGTAGATTCAAGAATTATTGAACTAAATTCTTCAATCGGATTTCTTTTCTATAAATAAAAGATCTCCAACCAAGCAGGAGAAGTAAGAACCCCGACACCCCCAGTCGGGGTTCTTATGTTATGCCCTAATGTAAGCTAGAAGCAGACTGAGCGTAATCGCCGTCTATTGGTTGAGCGTCACCGCCACCGCAAATAACTATTGAAAGGTAACAACTACTATGTCTGAATTTGTAAAGACTCAGCAAGAGTTGCGCGCTAACCTAACCGAGCAGATTCGTGAGGTTATTGATACAGCTGAGGCTGGCAAGCGTGGACTAACTGCAGAAGACCTACAAAAAATTGAGCGCATTGAGGCAGATATTGCTCGCACTGACGAGACAATCGCTGTTGCTCAGCGCAACGAGGAGCGTAAGGCAGAGCTTTCTGTAGCAGCTAAGGGATTCACCCCAGTTGTTTCAGAGCGTTCCGCAACTGACGTTCTTCGTGAGATTGCCAACACTCGTGGATCTCACACATTCGAAAAGCGTACTCTCGTACCAAGCACCAACACAGTACCAAAGTCATTCTTTGACGAGGTATTTGATATTGCTCGCCTGGTCGGTCCTATGCTTGATGTTTCTCAGGTAATCAATACCACTTCTGGTGAAGACCTGACCATCCCAACCCTTACCGCTTACTCAACTGCTTCAATCAAGGCAGCTGGTTCTGCGCTAGATGCAAGTGACCCAACTTACAGCTCTATCACTCTTGGTGCTTACAAGTATGGTTTCCTAATCCAGGCAGCAAACGAGCTAGTTGCAGACGCAGGTTTCGACCTAGCTTCTCACCTTGCTCAGCAAGCTGGTAACGCCATTGGTTTTGCAGTAAACAATGCAATGACCGTTGGAACTGGAACTGTAGAGCCACGTGGTATCGTTACCGCTGCTGGATCTGGTCTAGTTGGTGGAACTGGCGTATCTGGTGCTTTCACCGCTGACAACCTAATTGACCTTGCCTACAACAACATTGACGGAGCTGTTCGCAGACTTCCTGGTGTTGGATACATGGCAAATGGTCGTTCGATTGGTGCGATGAGAAAACTCAAGGACACCGCTGGAAACTACCTTTACCAGGTAGGCGTTGGACAGCCAGACACCTTTGCTGGCTTCCCTGTAATTGAAAACCCAGCTATGAGCAACGCAGGTACTTCGGTGAAGTCGGTTCTATTTGGCCACTTCCCAAGCTACAAGGTTCGTGTTGCTGGTGGCCTACAGGTTGCTTCTTCGCAGGACTACGCCTTCAACACCGACCTGACGACCTGGAGATTCCTGATTCGTCTAGACGGAAACCTGACTCACTCAAGTCACGTTAACTACTTCATCGGGGCTGCTTCTTAGTCCTGATGTAAAAAGCGAGACCCAGCTGGTTTGGTTGATGCCAGCTGGGTTTCTTTTTATGCTAATGTGCTGTTATGACTATCAACCATAAAATCAACGGCTTAGTATCTTTTGCCAGCAACAGCCCTGGCGTCCCAACAGGCTACGGACAGCAAGCAGAGTATCTGTCGAATCGTATGCTCAAAGCTGGCATGACCCTTGCGATTATGTCTAATTACGGAAACGAAAGCGGAATTCAACCGCTGAAACTCAAGGCTGGCACAGCAACGCACTATCCAAGAAGTTTTACTGGTTATTCAGTAGATACTTTGGCTGCGAACCACAACCACTTTAGATCTAAGCATAAAGACTTACCCAATGCCATTTTTGTCCTTTACGATTCTTGGGTTTATAACGGTTATCCAGATTTAGACAAAGAAAACGTTGTTATCTGGGCACCGATTGATCACGTAACGCTTCCGCCTAGCGTAATTGCGTTCCTGAAAAAGCCCAATGTAACTGTTATAAGCATGGCACCAGATGGACATGAACAACTAAATTTAGCTGGTATTGAAAATACCTACATTCCTCACGTAATTGATACGAAAGTTTATAAACCAACTTTTGAATTACGGAATGAGCCAACTCGTAAATTTTTACAAATTGCCGATGATGATTTTTTGGTCGGCATGGTAGCCGCTAATAAATCTAATGGTCTAGTTCACAGAAAGGCATTTGCTGAAAACATATTGGCATTTAGCATTTTTCAGCGTAAATACCCAAATGCCAAACTTTATATCCACTCTGAACCCAGCAAGATTACTGGTGGTTTTGGACTAGCCAACTTACTCAAGGCTTGTGGTATTCCAGCAGACACGGTTATCTTGCCTGACTGGACTGATTATCGTTATGGTCTAAGTCGCGAGAACATGGCTGCACTTTATACCGCATTTGATGTATTACTGGCAACAAGTTATGGAGAGGGGTTTGGAGTTCCAACAATGGAAGCTCAGGCTTGCGGAACAAGAGCAATCGTCAGTAATTGGGCAGCCAGCAAAGACCTTGTAAGTAAAAATAGTTGGCGAGTAGAGGGCATGCCTTTCTGGGACGAGCCACAGGTTGCATGGTTCAAAATACCTTCAATAGACGGAATTGTTCAAGCTCTTGAATTGGCTTATCAAGCCGAGCGAGGAGTAGATCAGACAAGCATAGATTTCGCCAGTAACTTTGAAGATTCAAAAATTTGGGAAGAAAAGTGGCAACCATTTTGGACGGATTATTTTGCTAAGCAATCTAACGATTCCAGTACTGAATCGGTATGACCTACTCCAGCGTATGCTGGATACGATTGATTACCCAATAGAGCAACTGCTCATAATTGACAATGGTGGTAAACTTGCTGATTTACAAGTTCCAAGTACTGTCAAAGAGTACAGGGTCTTGCCAATGTTGTCGAATTTGGGCGTTGCAACTAGTTGGAACCTCGGTATCAAAAATTTCTTTCGGCATGATGTGTTTTATTTTGCCTCAGCAGATATGTGGTTTGGAGTTGGAGACTTAGAAAAGTTAGCGAACGCCGACCCAGGGCGTATTTCACTACATAGATTATTTCCGCATTGGCACACATTCGCCATTGGCGAGAAAGTGGTGGAAAAAATAGGGCTTTTTGATGAGGCACTTCACCCGATTTATTTTGAAGATAACGATTATGCAAGACGAGCTCAAAATGAGGGCATTGGAATTTCGTATTTAGACCTTGCTGGTGGTCACGATAATAGCTCGACAATTCAGTCAGACGACCATTTTGCCAAAAGGAATTCTGCTACATTTGTGGCAAATCAAAGCTATTATGAATCTAAAATCCAAGCCCAGGACTTCTCTTGTGGTGAATGGAATTTACAAAGAACAAGGAGTAACTCTTGGGCAAAGTAGTAATTACTGGCGTGGCTGGCTTTCTCGGCTCACATCTGGCCGACAAATACCTAGATGAGGGCTGGGAAGTAGTCGGAATTGATAACTTGATTGGTGGCGATTACGAGAACATTCCAGAGGGCGTTAGATTCTATGAATTTGATCTAACCGATAGAGCTGTTATTGACCAAACCTTTTGGGACGATACCGATTTGGTGGTTCACTCGGCGGCTCTTGCGCACGAAGGTCTTTCAGTTTTTAGTCCAGCTCTAATCGTAGATAGTAACGTTATGGCAACGGTCAATGCCGTAACTGCTGCGGTCAAGAATAATGCCAAGCGATTTGTATTCCTCAGTTCTATGGCTCGCTATGGAGATCTGGGCACAATGTTTTCTGAAACTATGGTTCCAAAACCAAAAGATCCATATGGAATAGCAAAACTGGCTTCCGAGCAACTGATTCAGAACATTTGTGAAACACACGGAATTGAATGGACGATTATTGTTCCGCACAACATTATCGGAAGTCGCCAGAAGTATGACGACCCTTTTAGAAATGTAGCCAGTATCTTTGCCAATCGAATGTTGCAAGGCAAGCAGCCGATTATCTATGGAGACGGACAGCAGAAAAGGTCATTTACCTTTGTGACTGACGTGGTTGAACCCCTTTATAAAGCAAGCGTAATGAAAGAAACAAATGGCGAGATTATCAATGTTGGCCCCGATACTGAATCTTGCACAATTCAGACCCTTGCAGAAATGGTCGCCAGAAGGCTCAGATTCGATTTAGAGCCCATTTACGTAGAGGGTAGACCTAATGAGGTCAAAATAGCCCTTTGCTCGTCTGAGAAGGCTCGTAGGCTCTTAGGATACGAAGCCAAAACGACCCAGGCTGATGGACTATCTGAATTGGTGGACTGGATTCAAGCCAAGGGCGCTAAACAGTTTGAATACCACTTGGATCTTGAAATCGTAAACGACAAGACACCAAGAACATGGGCAAACAAACTGATGTAACCCTTACCACGCTTTACCAGTCTTTTCAGGGGCCAGAAGGTGGCGGTGACAAGGGAACAATACATAGTTACATTGAAATTTACGAAAAATTTTTGAAACCAGATGCAGATTTATTAGAAATTGGTGTGTATCAGGGACATAGTTTGGCTATGTTTGCAAAATTTTTTACTGGAAATGTCGTTGGGTTGGACATTGACCTTACGAATCTACAATTTGAGGTAAATGCCAAAATCTGTGATGCAACCAATAAGGATTCATTAGAAAAAGCGATTGGTAATTTGATGTTTGATTACATTATTGATGACGGAAGCCACAATCCCGATCACCAGAAGGTATCGCTGGAACTACTTTATAAAAGCCTAAAACCAGGCGGTATTTACTTTATTGAAGACATAATCAGTTTGGAAGTTGCTCAAATGCTTACAAAAACTGGCAAAAATCTAGGCTTGAAATTAGTCGCCCTGTATGACCTTCGTACCAAAAAAGGCCGATATGACGACATTCTGCTGGTATTTCAGGCGATAGACTAGAACTATGCCGATAAGTAATGGATATTGCTCACTTCAAGAGCTAAAAAACAGTCTACGAATTACAGATAGCGTAGACGACGCAATACTAGAGCTGTCTATTGAGGCTGCCAGTCGTGAAATTGATACCAGTTGCGAACGAACTTTTTACAACATGGGTACTGCTACTCGTAAATTTGTAGCTCGTGATCCCTACTTTTGTGAAATAGATGATTTGGTTTCAATCGAACATCTAAAGACAGATCCAGACGGCGACGGACAATACACAATTACCTGGTCCGCAGGAGATTACCAGCTTGAACCACTAAATGGTTTTGTAAGTGGTTTTGTCTCACCATTTACAGGGATTACATCTAGAGATACCTATTTGTTCCCGATTGAAGAAGGCGAGGCACTTGTAGAGGTGCGTGGCGTTTGGGGTTGGTCTGCAACGCCGACTGCCATAAAGCAAGCAACAATAATTATGGCTAGTAGGTTGTACAAGCGAAACGACAGCCCACTTGGAGTTGCTGGATTTGGTGATCTCGGTGTTGTGCGTGTTGGCAAACTAGATCCAGACGTGGAAGCCCTGATTATGGCTTTCAAGAAACCAAGATTTGCATGAGCACAATAGACGATATGAGAAATGGTCTAGCGACCAATCTTGCAACGATTACTGGTCTTAGAACCGCCAGCGAATTACCAGATAATCCAAACCCACCAATCGCCATAGTAAATCTACGCAGCATCAATTACGACCAGACTTTTGGCAAAGGTCTGGCGGTGTATACTTTTATTGTCACGGTAATTGTTGGCAGGGCTGCTGAGCGTATTGCCCAGCGGAAACTGAATGATTATTGTGATAACACGGGCAACCAAAGTGTCAAAACTGCCATAGAATCTGCAAAGACTTTAGGCGGTGCGGCATTTGATACTCGTGTTGTTTCATTGGATAACATTGGTAACATTCAACTAAACGACGCTACCTATCTAGCAGCCGAGTTTACGGTGAATGTATACTCTAACTAAGGAGAAATAGAATGCCCAAGTTTGTTGCTACGGACTATGCAATTACCATTGGCACAGCCAATTTCAGTGCATCGCTCAACTCAGTAACGCTTGATATAACCACAGATGAGCAGGAAACCACGGCGTTTGGTGACACTTACAGAACTCGTATTGCTGGGCTTCGTGATGCTTCGCTAACTCTTGATTTTATGCAAGATTTTGGTGCAGGTTCAGTTGACCAAACTCTATTCCCACTTCTGGGATCAGCAGTTGCATGGGCAATCAAGCCAACTTCTGGTACTGTAACAGCAACAAACCCAAGCTACTCTGGAACAGCTGTTGTCACTCAATACCAGCCTTTCGCAAATGCGGTAGGGGATCTGGCAACGCTATCAGTAACCTGGCCTGTAAGTGGTTCAGTAACTCGCGGAACTGTATAAGGAAAACTAAATGCAAATCAACCTATACATTGAACAAGCCAACAATGTAAAAAAGACAGTGGTTGCAAAACCAGCTGACTTTATTGCTTTTGAAAAAACCTATAACCTAAGTATTCAAAGCCTAGAAAGGCTAGAGCATATGGCTTGGCTGGCTTGGTATGTTGAAAAACGAACCAAGGCTACCGACCTAGATTTTGATACTTGGGTTGAAACCCTGGAAGACGTCAGGGCAGAAGAACCAAAAAAATCAAAGGGCTAGGCGCTAGTAGTACACATTGGATGCTAGCCGTTCTAGCTTATGAGTTCAAAATCAGCCCACGAGAACTAATGAAGCTAGATCCGAGAATGCTTTGGACTATGGGCAAGGTTCTGGAATACATAGCAAATAAACAATCACAACGCAAGCGGTAGAATTTACTCGTTAGGAGTTTGCGGTGATTGAAATTGAAAAAATAGACCCAGCGTTATTACGCAAAGTCGTAGCAATTTTGAAGACCGTAGAACCCGATGTTATTACAAATCTACGTAAAGAACTAAGAACAGAATTACAACCATTTGCTACTCGTATAGCAAGTTCAGTACCTCAAATAGCCCCACTTTCAGGTATGGCTCACCAGGGAGCAAAGGGCTACGCACCACCAAGGGCGAAGGTTTCATTTACTCCTGGTGGTGGAAGTAAGACCAAAGCAAGACTTTTGGCTATTACGCTGGATTCTCCACAAGGCGGTTTTCAAATAGCCGAGTTGGCAGGTTCACAGACAAAGGGTCAGACTCCTACTGGTAGGGCTATGATCCGAGGGTTACAAGCCAGATATCCGTTAGTTCCCAAACGTGGTGGTCGTTTTGCTTGGCGAGCATTTTTGAAGTCAGCACCAGAAATTCAAAAGCGAGCTGAAAACATAATAAATAACAAACTCAAAGAAATAGAGCGACAACTCTAATGGCACTAAATCTAAACATTATTTCTAAGTTCAACCCAAAGGGTGTGAACGAGGCCAAGGTTGCATTTGGTGGTATTGGTTCTGCCATTGGTAAGTTTGCTGGTATCGCAGCTACGGCCTTTGCCACAATCGGTGCAGGTCAGTTTCTAAAGGATTCAATCAAACAGGCTTCTGATCTTGGCGAATCTATAAATGCCGTAAATAAAGCCTACGGAAACTATGCCAAAGATGTTCTTGCCTTGGGTGATGATGTCGCTAGCCGTCTTGGTCTGGCAACTGTAGATTTCAATGCTGCTGCCGTAAGATTTTCTGCCTTTGCTGAGAAGGTAGTTGGTGAAGGTGGAAACGTTGCTGGTTTTGTAGGTGACCTAACTACCAGGGCTGCTGACTTTGCTTCCGTATTCAACATTGATGTATCTGAGGCTTTACAGGTTTTTCAGTCTGGTTTATCTGGCGAGGCTGAACCACTAAAACGATTTGGTATAAACCTTCTTGATTCTGAGGTCAAGGCGTATGCCTATGCAAATGGAATTGCCAACGTTGGTGCAAAACTTACTGAAACAGAAAAAGTCCAAGCACGTTATGGATTATTGCTTCAATCCACAGCAAAGACTGCTGGTGACTTTGCAGATACCTCAAACGGATTAGCTAACTCTCAGCGTATTTTGGCTGCCAATGTTCAAAATCTACAGGCGCAAATCGGTGAAAACCTAACCCCAGTAATGGCAACGCTGACAACTGCATTAGTTCCATTGGTCGAGTATGTATTCCCACTATTGGCAAACTTCCTAAATAAGTACATTGTGCCTGGTGCCACAGCTGCTGCAAATGCTTTCAAGGCTTTTACTGCTGACGTGAAAGAAAATGGACTCGATTTAGGCAAAATTTTCTCCGATCTAAGCGACGGGGTGGCTAACTTTCTTGGTGCTGGTGGACTTCAGAAAGCATTTGACAGGATTGAAGAAATGCGAATGGATTTTTTCAAGGCCGTTACGGAAGCGCTACCTGGCATTATTCAAGCATTTATAAACTTCATTCCGCCATTAGTAAATTTCTTGGTAAATGACCTACTGCCACTTTTACTAAAGGAATTTGTTTTTATTATCAAGGAATTGGCTAACGTGGTGGCAAAGACGTTACCAGTTCTTGTTGAAACCCTTTTGGCAGCTGTTCCTGATTTATTGAAGGGCGCAACAACCCTATTCAATACTTTGGTAGAGGCTGTAATTGACATTGTGCCGTCTTTGATAAGAACGATTGCAGATCTATTACCTGTTATCGTAAAATCAATTTTGAAAATGCTACCTGACATTATCAAGTCAGCAGTAGAGCTCTTTTCCGCCATTGTTACTGCAATACCTCAGATCATTCCGCCACTTATTGATGCTCTTATTGATTTATTGCCCGTAATTATTGACACGATTATTGACATGCTACCCGAACTTATTAGAGCCGCATTTCAGCTTTTTACTGGTCTTGTGCAGGGTATTATCAGGGCAACACCTCAGATTCTTGATGCAGTTATTGGTTTGATCCCAAAAATAACCAATGCCCTACTTATGAATATGCCAAAGCTTTTACAGGCTGGATTTGAAATTGTAAAGGGATTGGCACAGGGAATTCTTGAAAATGCACCACGCATACTTGGTGAAGCTGCAAAATCAATGGGAACAATCCTTGTCAATGGCGTGAAAGGTTTGCTGGGTATCAGGTCACCTTCACGTGTTTTCTATGATTTAGGTATTGACGTTGGTGAAGGCTTCGTAATGGGTATGAAGGTAACTATCCCAGCAATCGAAGATATTGCAACTGAAATGGCTTTGGCAGCTGCTAATAAAGCACAAGCAGCTTTGAACAAGGCTGGAATTACTCAAATTTATTCAAACTTTGGTGTTCCAGTCAATGTCACCACTCGCACAGGGCAGTTATTTGATGTCGGTAAAGCCACTGATGATATCAATGCAATTTACGATTACATGGGTGCAAAAACTGCAGAGCAAATGCGTGAAGTAGAAAAATTTGTTTTTGGTATGAGTTTTCAAGAAGCACTAGATACTTTATTTGTAGGTGTCAATGACGGAACTGAGCAACTAACAAATGCCGTTCAGTCCGTTTTAGACTCATTTAGTAATTTGTCAAGGGGTGTTTCTGAGGCTGGAATAATGCCTGACGAGGTAAATCCATTCTTGAATCGCTTTGAAGAAACAATGACAAGTGGCGGTGGTTCACCACAGCAATTTTTGGCAGCTGGTGGTTTCGTTCAGCAACCAATCAATGCCATTGTTGGTGAGGCTGGCCCAGAGGTTGTAATGCCACTTGATAGGTTTGAAAATTTGATGGGCATTGGCGGTTCAGGCGGCGCAGCAAGTTACAACATTACGATAAATGCTGGTATAGGCTCAGATCCAGTATCAATCGGTCGCTATGTAACTGATGCAATCAAACGTTACGAAGCAGTATCGGGGAAGGTTTTTGTTAGTGCATGAGTGTAAAGGTAGAACTAGGCTTTACAGCTGACGGGGCTGGTGCTCCGTTCTTTACTTTAGATGATCCTGTTTTGGGTCGGCTTGATGATCCTAATGTTTTTCTTGCTGGTGGCGAAGTCTTTATAGACGTAAGCCAGTATTTTCGTGCATTGGCAATCAATCGTGGTAAATCAAGAGAATTAGATCGCTATGAGGCTGGACAGGCTTCTGTGACGTTCGATAATCAAGCACGGGTATTTGACCCCACCTATGAGGCAAGTCCGTACTATGGGCAAATTGTGCCCAAACGTCAGGTGCGTATCAGTGTAGACAATGTAATTCAATATGAGGGAACTGTAGATGACTGGAACATCAGTTACGAACCAGGTACAAACTCTGAGGCAGCCCTAAATGCTTTTGATTCTTTTAGCTATTTTGTTTCTGCTGAACTTGGAACTGCAACATATGGTACGGAAACTACTGCCGACAGACTAAATAACTTATTGGATAACCTCAACTGGTCACAAACCAAACGAGATATAGCAAATACTGGGGCGACACTTGCTGGTACTGCAATTACTGAGGTAAAAGATGCTTTACCAATAATGCAAATAGTGTCATTTTCTGAACCTGGTGATTTGTTTATTTCTAAAGACGGAGATGTCAAACTTGTAGGAAGAAATACTGGTTTTAGCTCGTCTGGGGCAATTTTTAGTGATTCTGGTGCAGGTATCCCGTATAAAAACATAAGGGCTATCTATGGATCAGAATTGCTTTATAACATAGTCAATACCTTTAGTTCTGCTGGTACTGCCACCTCAACAAATGAAACTAGCGTGACTATCTATGGGCAACGTGCACTAAACCAAGAGACCTATCTAAGCAGTACGACACAATTAGGGGAATTGGCCGAGTATCTAGTTAGCCGTTATGGCCAACCAGAATACCGCTTTGAGGGCATAACTGTAGACCTACAGGCCATAAGTCCAGCTCAAAAAGCACAGGTTATTGGCTTGGAATTAGGTGATGTCGTGCGTGTTGACTTTACCCCAAGCAAAATACCACCAGCCCTGACTAGATATGGCAAAGTTATAGGCATCAAAATGCAAATAACCCCCAATTTTCAAGAAGTGACTTTACAGCTTCAATCTACACAGGGTACTCTTTTTGTTCTGGACGACCCTGTATTTGGTAAGCTTGACGAAGCAAACATTTTAGGTTGGTAAATAATGCCGTTCAAAGATTTTACAGTTGGTCAAGTTCTTACTTCTTTAGAGGTAGACGAATTTCTAATGCGTCAGTCGGTAATGGTTTTTGCTGGAACCGCTGCCAGGGGCACCGCATTGGGAACGGGGATCATTACGGAAGGTATGGTTACCTACCAAACCGACACGGATACAATAACTGTCTATGACGGA